ATGAGGGGCTGCGCCAGTTCTTCCCTGCCTCGCACCCTGCCGACTTCCACGCCCGCGCTGAAAAGCAGTTCGCGTCCCTGCTTGTCGTTGAATACGCTGTCTAGTGCGCTCATGCTCTGAGCGTGTGCCACTCAGTCAGGAAGCCGCCGATTACAGGCCCGTCAACCTGAAACCGCCCGCGTGGTGTTGGAGCGCGTTGCACCTGAACATGAGCCGGGACAACCATCGGCCTTTTGAGCCACTCGGCCCGCGTTTCCTGCTTCGTGCGTTCGTGGTCTTTCTTCCGCTTCTCGGTGAACCGGAAAGTCGTCGGGATGTGAAGTCCGCCGTTCTGCTCTTCTTTCTTCAACTTCGCTGCGAATGCGTCCGCCAGTTCCTGAGTTGCAAAGTAGCGAAACGACTTGCCCGTTGGAACGCGGACTAGATCGCCCTGAGCAACCAGGGCGAGCAACATCGCACACGTTCTCTTGACCGACCGGCCACCGACTCTCTCGGAACTGCACACACCCTCTTCGCGTTTCGCCATCGTGCGAAGCAGATAGAACGGGCCGTCCATCGACTTCGGACGCCGCCCACGGACGAACAACGTCAACTGATCCGGGCTGACGAAATATCTGCACTTACGTCCTTCAACAACCGACGTGACGGCCCCGTTCTTCACGGTGTGCCGCAGCAGCCCGTGGACGACCTCGCCTGTCATTCCTTCAACGTCACACGACAGCACGCCTTGAGGCCATGCCTGCGCGATCAGGTGAATCAATTTCCACGTTGGGCGGTCTTCTCTGCTCATGCTTCCTCCGGTACGGGTACGCCTGCGGGCCACTTGCCGAGGCGGGTTAGTTGTTCGACGGTTCGGACATGGGCGGATGTCCACAGCGCAACCTTCTGGCCTTCGCTGTATTTCTTGCCCTGATCTAGTTCTCGATGGCAGTCAAAACACAGACTCGCTACATAGACATCGCTGGCCTTGATCTGCCCGCCCTTGCCGTGTATCGCTTGATTCGAGTGAGCGGCAACAACAGTTCCGTCTTCGGCGTAGCAGTTCTGACAAGGGATGCAGCGGCACGCCTTGAGCAACTTCGGGCTGCGGATGTAGGAGAACTTCGGGCGCGGAGTCATGCGGCCACCTCGGTGAACTGAACGCCCTTCTCGACTCCGAAGGCTTCCATCAAGTCCATCAGTTCCGTCATCTCGGCAACCGTCATCTGCGACGTGCTTTGCCCGATCACAACGAAGTCGCCATGTAACCCAGGCACTACGTCCTGCTTCTTCAGCGAGGCCGAGAACACTGCTTTCCATGCTTCCGGCGTCAGCTTCCGCCCGTACCAATCGACCTGTTCGGACACTTCGCCCAACATCGCCCACATGCGGCTGTTCTGAGCGGTGCTGCGCGTCTCTGTCTTGACGGACAGGCTAAGTCGATGGCCCGCGATCAGCCAGGGTTTCAGGAACTCCCACAGGTTCCGCATCTCTGCGTGTCCCTGCTGCGCCGAATAAAGCGTTACGGTGTGCTTCATGCGGCCCACCCGTTCCAATCGCCCGTCACAAGCAGCGCGATGTTTATCAAGTCGTCACCGACATCGACACCAGCGCGTGCGCAGTCGAGAATGAAGTGGGCTTCGGACTTGCTCATGCGGCTTCCTTCGATGCTTCGATCACGCGTGCCCTGAAAAACACCCACTGCTCGATCCCGTTCCATGGCGGCATTCCAAGAGCGGTTGCCCGCGCATCAACGCCGCCGCGTGTCTCGTGCCAGTGGGTGATCTCGCCGCCGCCGTCGCCATCCGCGCCGTCCATCCATCGGCCCTGGTTGAGCCACGTTGACGGGTTCGGGATGAATTCCCCGGCGTCCTTCGTCCACTTCGCGGAAGCTTTTTGGGCATCGATGGCCGAGAGCATCTGCGCGAGCAGCGCATCGTCTGGATTGCGTTTCTCGAAGGACTTGCGTGCAGCATCCTTGCCGGTCTTGTTCGGATAGGACTTCCAGAAAATCTCAAAGCGGGCATCAGCCCCCGCAGGGGGTTTGGGGGACTCCTTCCTTTCCCTTCCCTTCCCTTCCCTTCCTCCCTGCGCGTCGCTGCCGCGTGCCTGACGCGTGCCGACGCGTGCCTGACGCGTCAATTTCTCTGTAGGTGCGGGCAGTTGGCTTTCGCTTTCTCGCGGGTTGACGTGCTGGTGTGCCTTGAAAGACGGGATCACCGCGTAGCCATCGCCATAGAGACGAACCAAACCGGACTCAACCAGTTCTGCACACAGAGCATCAACGTCGCAGTTGTCTCCGGGCAGGTAACGCAGCTTGAAAGTCGTCGGCTTCCACACCAGACGGCCTTCCTTATCTGCCTCGCACCACAGCGCGATATAGAGAAGGCGAGCCATCGGCGAGCGGGACACGATGTCCGTGCTCGTGAAGAACTCTGGCTTGATGGTGCGAATCCGTGCCATTCAGCGAGCGCCCTTCACAACCCGATACGCCTTCACACGCGCCCCGGTGCCCGTCTCCACCCACTTGTCGAGGATGACGATTCCAGCAGCCCGCCATTCACTGACGCGCTGTGCCAGAGACAATATGCCGCAGGCTTCGAGTGCTTCGAGCGGTGTTGTCCACTGCGTCTTGAGCAGATTGAGCAACCGGGCCTTTTTGGTTTCGTTCATGCAACCCCCATTGTGCTTCAAAACAATCCGGGCAGGCGGTCGTCACACCTGCCCGGACAAAGTGCGCTGGAGACGCACGGAGAGATTCACTCCACTTCAACCTCAGATTCAAAATCAAACGCCTCGGATGTTTCAAGGTCTTTGCGACCTGCCGCAGCCATTTGAACATTCTTCAAAGCCTGACGGTAGTAACTTGGCTTCAACTCAACTCCCATCCCGCGCCGACCAAGAATGACCGGGCTGTAAACCTCTGATCCGACGCCCATAAATGGCGTGAACACAGTCTCGCCGGGATTGCTAAACAGTTCCACGCATCGATCAATAACATCAAGCTGCAACGGGTGAACATGCTTTTCGTCCTCGCCATCCCTTGCCTCACGGAACGGCAACACGCGATTCAATCGGATGTCATCCCACATGCAATCTGCATACTGCCGCCAGATCCAATGTGACCACCTGTTTTCTGTTTGCTTTCCTGACCAGCCACGGTACGGCAACAGGTCAGCAGGCGGGACGCGTTCACCGGCGTAGTCAAATAGGCCCTGCGGGTGCATCACTGGGACAGGATTGGTTCCATGCCTGCGGAACGTCAACAAAAAGTCCGCCGAGGCAACACCACAATCGATAGAGTCCGCACACAACGACGCATGGGCTAGGTTTTTCTGCATGGTTCGCAAACGAACGGCCAGCGGTTCTTTCCAAATTGCCCGACGCCCCGTGTACCTCCACCCTTCACGCTCATGCAACCGAATGATGTCTCCTGGGAAGTCAATCAACGAGTCCGTCCCGCTGTTGCTGCGCGGAACGTCCATACAATGCACCGCAGTTACCCGCCCGGGCATTGTGATTCGAGCAAGCTCTCGCACGACAAACGTGTAGTGCTCAAAAAACGAGTCATAGTCATCGCAATTTGACAGGTCGCGCTCGTTGCTGCTGTAGTGATACAGGCCTCCAAACGGTGGCGAATAAATCGATAGGTGAACGCTCGCAGATGGCAATCCTTCCATCACCTCCACGCAGTCAGAGTTATAAATCGCAAACCGATCGGTCACGTGTTGTTCAGTTACAGCCATGATGGCAACTCCAGTTGTTTTGTCATTGGATGGCTGCGTTCGACACCAGCCGCGTAGTTCATCTCAGTCACAAGACGGTCAAACATTTCGTCCGCCTGTTTTGCTTTGCGCTGGAGATTCCTCATCACTCCACGCTCTCCCTCCGTGGTAACGATGTCAACTCTGACGGGCCGTTTCTGACCAAACCGCCAGCACCTGCGAACAGCTTGGTAGTATTGTTCAAACGAGTGCGAAGGGAAAAACGTAACGTGATTGCAATGCTGGAAATTAAGCCCCCATGCTCCAATCTTCGGCTTCGTAATTAGCACCCGAGCACGCCCCTCCGCAAACGACAAGAGGCGAGCCTCTTTTACGTCATCGCTGTCGGAGCCGCTAACTTGAACAGCATCCGGGATCAGCTTTTCCAATAGATCGCCCTCGTCGTTCATATGACACCAAACCAGCGCAGGCTCTCCGGTGTTGTTGACCAATCCAGCCACACGCTCGCAACGTTCCTGAACGGTACGCCTACGCTCCTCGCGTTGCTCTTGAAGTCCTTGCGCTGGCAACGCGAAAAGCATTCCGTCGGCCAGCGTATTTGCCTCAACCAGATGCTCAACCTCAGTCAACTCAGGCAAGACAAACCGCGTATCGTCAAACCCAATGTCGGACGGCTTCCGCATGGCACTCGCCCACGAACACACCCACCGCCAAAACGGGAGTTCCGCATGCCCCTTAAGCCGCCATTTCACAACCTCGCCACGCATGCGTCCTGTCGCGCTGTTGTTAAGGTCGTTTTTGAAAAACCTGTTTAGCATGTCCATGTGCCCTAAGTACCCCAGGGCCTCAGACGATGTTCCTAGCTCAAGATAATCATTCGGCGCAGCGGTCGCTGTCTGTAATAGCCTATACGGAACCTTACGCATGAACTGCGTGATTTCTCCGCGCCGCTGGCCCGCGAACGACTTCAACACACTTGACTCATCGCACACAACACCAGAAAAATCTGCCGCATTGAAATAGTGCAACCGCTCGTAGTTCGTGACGATGATGTGTCCGTCAGAATTGCCGTCGCGTGATTGCTTGGCTTGAATGCCAAACTTTTCTGCCTCACGAATGGTCTGAGCCCCGACAGCCAGTGGCGTCAGGTATAAAACAGGCCGCAACGTTTTGCGAGCCACGTTCGACGCCCATACAAGACCCATCGGCGTCTTTCCAAGTCCGCAATCTGAAAAGTTAGCTGACCGGCCTTTGCGGATTAGCCACTCGCATCGGGCCTTTTGAAAGTCGTACAAAAAGTCCGGCATCCATGCGGGAGCAAACCCGCTATCCGATCCTTGTTGAGACTTCGCATTCAGAAACTGCGAGTAGCTAGTTGCGTTAAACGTCATATCGTTCATTGTGCGAACGTCCTGTCGCGGAGCACGCGCAGCGCCCATCGTTGCAGCATTTCTGCCGGGATGGTCACCTCGACGCCAGGACGCGGGACGTACATCAAGACAACGTCATTCCCTCGACGCTCGATGCTGACTTTCGGCAGCTGGATAACCTGTTTCGTTTGCATGGGCCGAATGTTTACGTGCCTGCGCTGATCTGTCCAATTGTTTGTGGTTATAAGCAAAATGTTCATCATAGAAAGAATCAATTTCACAGATGGTTTGCGATGCCCGATAGTTCACCCATCGCAACACACCGCAGATGGAGACGAAATGAGCACACCCTGCCAAGGATTGATCACCCCGCACCAGCAACTGACGGCGCTTCTGGCCGCAGCACAACGCATCGCGCAACAGATGGCCGACTCCGGCGTTTGGGATGAACTGATCTGGGCAACCTGCGACTCCATCGACAAGGCAGTGATGGAGTGCGAAGGCTGTTACGCGCTCACATCGGACGAACGTTCTGTTCGTGCTCGGGATGACGCGGATGACTGGAAATCGACGCAAGAGCGTGAAGAGCGGAAGGCAGCATGAAGAACGTGTACGGCTTCGAGCACATGGCAATGCAGCACCTTGCCGACGAGACGCGCAAAACCGGCTGGGAGTGGATCGACGCGCATCCCCGCATGGAAACGCCGCCTGTTTGGGCGGAGTTGGAGCAGCCGGAGGAGTACCCGGCAGGCTGGTGGATTTGGGCCGCTGTCACCGTGCTTGCAACCGTCGCTGTCTGCGTTCTGGTGACGGCATGACCTACCTCGCCGCGTGGTTCCTGCTGTCTCTGATCGGCTGCGCGGTGTGGTTCCTATTGACTCCATTCACGGAGGACTGTGATGAATACGAGAAGTTATCCGCGCACTCTCTGGCAGGCATTCGGCCCGCACACGGACAACGTGCTGCACCCGATGCCGTCGAGGAAAACGACGCCGCTATTGGTGCGTTTTATTCAGCGACTGTTAGGGGTGAATAAATGAAGACGACGATTACAGGCTATGTCCACATGCTCAACGAGCCGGACTACGACGACTTCGATGGGCGCAATTTTGTGAAGAAGTGGACGCCAGGCTTTAGAGCACACAGATACGAAGACGAAGACAGCATCTTCATCTGTGAGCAGCAATTCACCGTCGAGATCCCCGACGACTTCGATCCTGTTCCGGGACAAGTTGCCGGGCTGGAAGCACAGAAGCGCGAAGCACTGGCCGAGTATCTGCGCAAGGTCGCCGAGATAAATGACCGGCTGTCGAAGCTGCAAGCAATCGAGTTTGCGCCATGAACAAGCTGCGCGAGTTCATCAACATCTACCGACTCTATTCGCGCCGCCACAGCCGCAGGTATGCCGTGCGCCGAGCGTATGAGATTGCGTTTCTCAATCTCCCATTTTGAGGACTGACATGAAGGTATATCAAGCAATCGGCGCAGTAAGCCGCGCACTGTCGAAAGGCGGGATCAGCAAAGACAGAAAGAACGCCCAACAGGGCTATAACTTTCGCGGCATCGATGACGTGCTGAATAGCCTGTCTGCCGCTCTTGTGGATGCGGGCCTTGTCATCCTGCCTCGCTGCACTCACCGCGAGGTTGTGGAGCGAACTACAGCCAAGGGAGGGGCGCTGTTCAACGTCACCTGCGCTGTCGAGTTTGATCTGGTCAGTGTCGAGGACGGATCGAAGCACACAGTTTGCACATACGGCGAGGCAATGGACTCGGCAGACAAGGCCACGAACAAGGCCATGAGTGCGGCATACAAGTATCTGGCGCTGTTGGTGTTCTGCATCCCGACTGAGGCGACACCAGACACCGACGCGGACTTCACAACACACGAGGTCAAGCCGAAGGCGGAAAGCACCAGCCCCGCAGACAAAGCCAAGCAGATGACTGCCGAGGCAGTGACGAACCTTCAGCGCGTAGTCGATGCACTGGTGGAAATGGAAACAGCCGATATGGACAAGATTTGGCCGTTCATACCGCCTGCAATGCAAGACAAGATTTTGGCCGTGTGGCCTGCAACAGCGTAAGGACTGATATGGACTATGACCGCACCAACACCGGGGCACTCTTCACCAACGACAGGAAGACAACCGACAAGCACCCAGACATGAACGGGAAGATCAACATTGCCGGAGTCGAGCACTGGTTCTCAGGATGGTGGAAGAAAGGCCAGCGCGGGGACTTCCTCTCGCTGTCCATCGGCAAGCCCGTCGAGGAGCAAGCACAGCCTGAGACGCGCGGACGCCCTGCGCCTGTATCGCGTCCGATGCCAGGACGTGCCCCGGCAAGGCCCGCCGAGAAGACGGCATTCGATGACATCGATGACGCAATCCCGTTCTAGGAGCAGCCGTGAACATTACGTTATTCGCAGCAAGCGAGATCCTTCGGGGCCTTCTCGATCAGATCGATGTCGAGTCCGGTGAACTGCCCGAAGGCTTCGAGGACGCACGCGCAATCGTGGCAACGAAGGCCACAGCAGTAGCCGCCTACGTTCTCGAAACCGAACGGCAAGCCGACTACCTCAAGACGTATGCGAAGGAAGTGACGGAGCGGGCTAAGACAGCCGAGAAGCGTGCTGCGTGGTTGAGGCAGTACCTTGCCACACACATGGCCGGAGCCGGCATTACGAAGATTGCCGACGAGCGCGGGCTGTTCTCGGCAACGCTCGATGTCGGACGAGATAAGTCGGTGGACGTGTTCGATGCAGCACAACTTCCCGACGATTACATGCGCCTGATTCCGGCGAAGGTTGAGCCGGATAAAGCCTTGATTGCTCAGGCGATAAAGGACGGGTTCGATGTTCCGGGAGCGCGTGTTGTTGCGCGTGATCGGCTGACTATCAGGTGAAAGACATGACGACAACTAACAAAGTCATGGCCCTAGCGTTTGAGTACGCATTCCGCGTGATGGAAGGCGGATGGCCTGAAGACATCAACCTGCAAGCTCCGCTCCGATCCGCTGTCGATACGCTGGTGGCCGAGCGTGATGCGCTGAGGACGGAGCGGGACGCGCTGCGCCAAGTGATCGAGCAGCAATTGCTGAACGTGCCTGTTGGGGAGTGGAAGAAATGACGACAGACGA